TATTGTTTATGCGCGCTCACGGCAGCACACGCGTGTGGTCATACTCAAGTCTAGACAGCAGGGTATCTCTACTTTCTGGCTTGTTAGCTATTTTGACGATGCCGCCTTTAGAAGTAACTTTACTATAGGCCTGATGGCTCAAGGTATCGACGAGGCGTCTACACTCCTGGAGCGAACTAAGTTTCTATGGGATGAGCTTGCACCTAGCGTGAAGTCTTTCCTTAATATAAAGTGTGTTGCAGATAATGCCAAGAAGTACGCCTTATCTAACAACAGCACGATCTTTATCAGAGTGTCGTTCAGGTCTGCTACGCTCCAGCGCATGCATATCTCTGAGTTCGGTAAGATAGCTAATGCAAACCCTAAGCGAGCTAAGGAGACACAGACCGGCACGCTACAGGCGCTAGCTCCTGGTAATACTGGAGTTATAGAGAGCACAGCTGAGGGCCGTAACCTGTTCAAGACTGTGTGGGACAATGCTATGATAGCACACAAGTCTGGTCAGATGACAGCTAAAGACTTCTACCCTGTGTTCTTGTCCTGGCTCGATGATCCTGACTGTGTACAGTCTGTGACGCAGACTATCGATGGTAAAGCTCTTGAGTACTTCGAGAAGCTGGAGCTTGAGACAGGGCGGTGTCTTACACGTGAGCAGAAGAACTTCTGGATAACGCAGTACAGAGAGCTCGGCGGTGATATTCATCAAGAGTACCCTGGTACTCCAGAGGAGGCATTCCTAGCGAGCCGTGACGGTACTTACTACTCCAGACTGTTCAACGCGCATGTAGTCAATGGTGGTGGTCTTGTTGTCGGGCTATACGATGAGAACTTGCCTACAGATGTGTTCTTCGATCTGGGTGTGGACGACTATACTGTGTGCGGCTTTGTACAGTGGTATAGACATAACTACCGAGTTTGTGATGAGTACTGGAACAATGGTTATGCCATCGGACATTATCTGCAGCACTGCGTTGAGTCTGGGTATGAAATCAGGGACATAGTGCTTCCACATGACGCGGCGCATCGCACGATAGCAACCCAGGGCAATGGTAAAGCTAAGAGTGTGAAAGACATCGTACGTGAGTGGATTAAAGAGGAAGGTCTTACCTGGGGCGTACGTGTGCTACCTAAGGATTCGATAGCAGATGGGATCGAGGCTGTCCGCCGGATGATACCTAAGCTAAGTATAGACCCTAAGTGCACTTACATTATAGACTGCTTGAATAACTACTCGAAAGAGTGGGATGACAAGCTTCTGGTGTGGAAGAAAACTCCTTTGCACGATGAATATTCCCATGGCGCTGATATGCTGAGGCAGGTAGCGATGGGCGTGCGGGAAAGTGAGGGTAGTAATAACTCACGCAGAGCAATACCTCAGCGTCATCAACGTGGAACAGGATTTGCAATATGAGCAATGATAAAGAGATTGAGAACATGATCCAAGAGAAGAACTTAAATGCAGCACGACTTACACCTGCGTTAATTGATAAAGCAATACTCACAGCGCAGTACCATGTATTTGATGGTACATGCTTGACAGTCTGCTGTTTAACACTGCAGAATGGCTTTAATGTGACTGGTGAAAGTGCATGTGCTAGCCCAGATAACTTTGACGAGGAAATTGGTCAGAAAATAGCATTTGAAAATGCTAGACAGAAAGTGTGGACTCTTGAAGGCTATTTACTCAAAGAGCTTTTAAGTAAGTCTTAGTATGTTGTGTAAGCTTATTAAATTTAATAAGCTTACATTTCTACTCATATAGAACAAACCCTCCAACCGTGAACAACGCCGCCCCCGGGCTGGCCCTAGCCCCGCCTGGAAGAACTGAATGGCGATTCACTTCTTCAACCTTTGAACCAGGATTCACTTCTTCAACCTTTGAGCGATGATTCACTTGTTACAAATCGTTACTCAATAGTTGTGTACAACCAGGACCAGGTAGTGTAGGCACTCTCGTTACAAATCGTTACTCAATAGTTGTGTACAACCAGGACCAGGTAGTGTAGGCACTCTCGTTACAAATCGTTACTCAATAGTTGTGTACAACCAGGATGATTCATGATAGTAACTTCATTAACAAATCGTAACTAAAGAAGAGTGTACATTGCTTTCGAGTTGTAGTAAGGATGTTCATTAACGAATCGTTACAATATAAATGTGTACAACCAGGTCAAACCATAGTATTCGCGTGCGCACGCATAATAAATAGAAGGAGTCATATAACTAAAGGGAATAACCTTATGCTATTTCGTTCTTACAATAATGAAATTAAATGTATACATACCTTCATTTATTTGAGATAATTAACTCATCAAATCAATGACTACTAAGTGAGAATAAATATGAGTATTGAAACTTTGAAGGCCCTTGACATAGTTGTGATAGTATTCACACAAGGGATTGAGGGCAACTTAGAGACCACTTTCATGTATGACAACAAGGCAACTAACTTTGATATTCAAGAGTGGCTCAATGGCTTGTATGTAAATCCTATCATCATTAATGTGAGTAGATAATATGAATATTGAAAAGTTGAATAAACTAAAAGATAACTTCATGACTAATGATAGTGAAGAGACCTTCATGGCTCTTGTGGAAGGATATAAAGAGCACTTTGGTGAAGACTTGTATAAGGATGTACTCTATATGATGTTCAACCATATGGACGCCCTTACTTGTGATTATTTGTATGACTACCTATAAGGAAAAGTGAAATGAAACTAATACTAGTGAGTAATGAGTACTTTGAAATTGTGTGTGACTCCATGCCATGTATTTTAAATGAAGGTGAGATGGTCATACCTATTGATTGTTTGGATGTGGTGGGAGATCTAAACTTACCATATGAGATCATTGACATCCCTACTAACTAAGGAGAAGTGCGAGTGGGCTACTCTAAGAGTGTTTACTCGTTACTTAAATCTTATAAATCTTATATTTTAATTGAATATTTAATAATATATAATATCATTATTGAAGATATCATTATAGAGCTATATATAGTTAACCGAAAAACAAGATTTATAAGATTTTAATAACATCATCACACTATAGAAGGAATATATTATGAACGAGCTAGAGAGAGTTAGAATGATCTTATCAACACTTGTAAATGAGACAAGAGAGACCTTAGAGCACGTTGAGGGTATGAAAGCCATCAATGTATCTTATAGGTTAGATGAACAACTAAAGGCTTTAGCTACAATAGAAGCATTACTTATAGCAAATAGCTCTAAATAGATATTGTACTTACATCAAAAACCATGAGATAATGTTCTCAACATCAACCAAAGAGAGTATATATTATGACTACAAATATTAAAGCCAACTACAAAGAGATCATGGACTTCTTAGAACTCAATAAGAACAAGAAAGTCTCAACTATCATGCCACTCTTATTAGAGATGACAACATCTAAGACAATGGCTAAGACCTTCAAAACCAATGACTTAGGTGAAGTGACCCACATCTTTTGTTACTATCACAAAGAGTGGGAAGCCCTTAGTGAAGTAGATTATGGTAAGAAGGCATCATCAACCACCAAATACAACACCATGTGTAAAGAAGGCCTATCCATGTGGTCCAAACAACAAAGAGAGTCAAAGAAGGCACAATCCTCTCTCTTAGATAGACTCTCTAGTGGTGATCTACTCTTAGTTGACCTAGAAGACGAGAAGGCCCTTATAGAGTCCGCTAGGACAGTTATAGTTCCTAGAGATACAAATGTCCAGGTTGACCAGGAAGAGGCCACACATGAGACTGAGTGATCTTACAATCAAAGATCTTCATTCATTAGAGAGTGTAGGTGCAAATTTGCATCTCACTCGCTCTTTGAGTAGGAAACCAAGGCTTGTACTATCAAACTTAAGTGATGCAAGGAATAATATAGAATTATTGCCTTCACACTTACAAAGCCTCTTAGTTCATTACCAAGACAAAGAAGTCATTACCCTTATAGGAGACACACGTCATGACACGCATTAACTTAGTTGATCCCTCTATACTCTCATCCCAACATCTTATGGCTGAGTATAGGGAACTCCCACGTATATTCACTGCAGTCAA